AAACCCCTAGTAGCCTAAGCTGCTAATGCGAAACCTTGTGAGTCAGCATTTAAATAACAGTACGGTGTTAGCGATCAATCTCCTAGAAGTTTTACCTAATGGTCGATCCTATTTCCACCCCTCAAATTTCATTGTTTGAATGGTGGAGTGGCTGGGTATTGCACCCAGGTCCCTAAAAGTTATTGTCTTCTTATCAACAATTAATTCGTTTTTGGTGTTTCCAAAACAGTATAATCAAACAATACTTCTAATACACACTTCTCTTGTTGAGCAGGTGTTTCCATTGTTCTAATTATATGTCCTTCAATATTCTTTGAAGCATAAGTCATTACTGCATAAGCAATTTCACCTTCTGGTAATGCTGCTATTCTACCAAATGCAATTTCAAACTCTACATATCCTTCTTGTTTTAATGCTTCGTTAACCATTTCTAATGGTCCACACCATATTGGCATTTGTTGTAGATCCCAAGGATATCCTGATAGACTCTTTGGGTCTGCATATGACTTACTGGATAAACATAATATAAAAAATAGTCCACATATTGTTTTAATTAGTTTTTCCATTTTCTTTAAATTTCTTATGAAACTCCTCTATTGCTGGTTTTAATAAGGGTAAATAATCTTTTTTATTCTTAACAAAAGTTTGTGTGGTACCTTCTTCGGTTACAATCAATATCACTATTTGATCAATTGCTTTACCATATAGTTCTTCATACATTTCACAATAAGCAGAAGTCTGAATAAAATAGTTCTCTACCCATTCCTCTTTTTTATCTTTTGTAGATGTTTTAAAATCTATTACTGATAATTTACCATTATATTCTGCAATACAATCCACTCTACCTGCAACACCCCATTTATCGCTGTATAAAGCACCTTCTTGCATTACTATATTATTTATCTTATCCAGTTCAGTTTTTAAGATGGTAAACAGCGCTGTAGGCAACACTCCTTGTTGCGATAGTTCTTCATTGTTAAGATAGTTTTCTGTTAGTGTGTGTACGGCTGTGCCTCTCTTGGCTGCATTCCTCATGATAGTATTCGCAACTTGTTCACCAACTGACTCACGCCATCTGGTTATACCTTCATTGCCTCTGGCCGATAGCACAGTTGTAATTGAGGGATACTTATCACCACTAGGCAAAACATAAAATCTTTTGCCATTAATAGTTTCAGTAATTAAATTTAATTGTTTTTTCTCTTGTGGCACATGAGTAAAACTTTTCATGTTATGATTAGCCTTCATATATTCGTGTAATTTGTTCATACTGTATTATATCACATACCTAACAAAAGGTCAAGCACTATGTACTTCTATGAAGTGTCAGCATATCGTTTATTTCGTCTTTACTGACTATACCAAGCGTTCAGTTAGGATTGTACTCAACATATTGAGTTTTACCTTGATCGTTTCTAAATGCTCTCAATGTTTGTTTTCTATTATCCGTAGGACTTTTGTATGAGCAATGAATCCATCCGCTATTAGGTTCTTCTGGTTTGTGGTACTCTAATATTAGTTGGTCAAAATCTAAATTGTCTATAATCCATTTTGCTAATTCAGCATTAGGAGTTCCAAATATTTCGAAGTCAGCTGCCTGGCCCTTAGCGTGCTGTGAGTTGGTTGATGAACCTATTGCAACACACAACTCCTCACTTCTAAAGCCACTAGAGATTGTCACTGGTGTAGCATAGTGATCTCTAACTGGTTGTAATATGTTTTCACATAATTTTTGTAGTCCAGTAATCTGATCGTCATTAGGATTATTATTAATTCCTTTACGCTCAGCAGTTTGACTAGCAGTCATTTCTTTTAAACTAAAATTCTTGCTTAACTTCATTTTATATCCTTTGTTGATTATTTACCACGAGTAATCTGTACAATCTTTTTTAGTTGTGCTTCGATTACTTCTGCTCTGTTCGGCCAGTGAATGTAGGCCTCGGGTGATTTTGCTAATTTGATTAATAGAGGTATGATAAGTTTTTCTAGTTTCTTAAAATCCTCTTTGTATTCTTTGCCAAGATTATCTTTTCGTAGATCATACTCATCATCCATTTGTTTCTTAGCNATTTCTAATTCTGTTTCATTCTTGGCAACAACTGTTTCTTTTGTTTCATTTGTTGCTCTCAATAGTTTGTCTAGTTTAGATTCTAGTCTATTGATAATTTCGCTAGACACGGCCTTACCTACATTGTCTGCTGTTGTCTTAACAACTTCTTTTGTAGCTTCTGACTCTGCCTTACTTTCTGTCGCTGGTTTTTGTTTAACTGAGGTAAAACCCCAATCGCCATCAGCGTCAAATCCATCTAAAAAATCGAAATCTGCCATAATACTATTTATACTACTTTCTTGCCTGCTTTCTTTGCTCTGTGGGTCTTAATTACTCTATCAACTTGTGTATCTTTTACTGATTTTTTACCATATTGTGCTGCTAGATTACTTGCTGGGTGAGCTTCAGATACTTTTGATAACACTTCTTTCCAACCATTATCAGTTTTGCTGTCTAGCGATCCCGTGCTTGATACAATGTTAATTTGTGTTGGTGGTAATAGTTTGATATGTTTCTTTTTTATAAACTCTTCCATTTCAGAAATGCTCATTAAGTCTGTGTATTCTTCTTTAGTTCTTTTATTATAAAATCTATATGTTGGCATTTATTCCCTCACTATACCATTCTGGAATACTTGTTTTCCATGTAGCAAAATCTTTTTTGTATTTCACATAGTAATCTCTATAAGCAGTAATACTATCTTCATTCTTTACATCATCAGGCATTGCTTGTGTTGGTTGATTAAAAGGAATATTTAGGGGAATATTTTTAGGGGGATTTTTTAATAGGTCTTTTAATAGTGTATATGACTTATGATCTTTACCGTATCTTAATTTAAATTCATCATGTAAGTGTGACCACATCTGATACAACCAGTTGTAGTTGTAGGCATTGTTTCGAACCCATACTGCACTAGGGTGATGTAAATGACAAGCTTTGTATATAATTGCTTCTTCATTTTTATTTTCTAGTTTGTATCTGGTAACTTTTCTACCTGTTTTTGATTTAGCGATATACTTAACACCGTCAAGCATTCTGTGAGCAGTTGACATAAGTTGAGCATATTCAATAAGCATTTTAACCACATGCTTATCTAGGTGCTGTTCAGCACAAATTTTAGGGTCTTTATGTAAATAAAAAATGTTCATACTATTACTATATCACTTCTTTTTAGGTTTGTCAAGCTGTTTTTTGTCTTGTTCTTCTGATTTTTCTTTGTCTTTTTTATTCTTTTTTTCTAACTTATCGACCATTTTTTGAAAGTCTTTAGCGTCTTTATCTGTTACCGTCATTCATTAGTGTATCACTTTCCTCATAACATAGTCTAGCATTTTATACTCCTTTGCTAAATCTATTAGTTTATGATACCATAACGCTTTGAAGTCATCACTTTGAGCATTAGCACACGCCTTAGCGAGATTGTCTATTCTCTTGTACTTCTTTTTTATTTCTTCAAGTGTCATTTTTTCTCCTCTAGTTTTCTTATTTTCTTAATCATTCTTATCACTCTCTTGTCATAATCTTTTGTTGTAGAAAATTTATCAAGTGTCTTGATTAACTTCATTGAATCATTAGTTGTTAATCTTAACTTTCTAAATTTCTCATAAGCGGAGTGATTGTTTAGTAAATCAATATAGTATTTTACACTATCACATTTACTGGCAAATGATTTTACACCCCATCCAGGCCACTTTTCAATACCGATAGGTAATAGATGTGGCACTTCTTCTGACCAAGTTCTAATACCAAATAGATTATTACCTTCTGTGGCAAATCTACTTTTACCCCAACCAGACTCTAACGCTGCCTGACCTATAACCATTTCATAAGGCACTCTTAAATGTTTAGGTGTGGTAAAGTTTATATAGTTAATACACTTATGCATTGCCCTAACAAATTGAATATCATTATTATAAGTAAATTCAGGCTCTTGTAGATCCATTTCTTTGATCTTGTTTACATAAAACTTATCTAGTTCAGTATTTACATCTGCAATCGCTGATTTATTAGGATTGTATGTACCCCAGCCATAAGTAAATAAACCAAATATACATAATGCAAATATAACTTTAGTATAAAACCAAGTTGTGTCTAACCACTTTTGTACTTGTTGTCTATTAGGCAATTTGACCTGCCTTGATAACACTCTTGATATCTTTAATTGTTTTACTTTTATCCATACTAATTATATACCATTTATATCTAATCATATGTTCATTAGATGGACCAACAATATCAATGTCGAATTTTCTTTCAAATGATAACAGACCTTTTAGATATAATTTTACAATATCATCTAGGTTCTTTTCGCTGTGATCTTTAGGTATTATAGGTGTTTTAAATCGACCCTTACCTTTTACTAATAACTTTAGTAATTCTTTTTGTTTAGCATTTAGTTTCATAATATATTTATTGTCCTTTTTCGTTTAGTCTTTGTATTGATTTTTGTGCTTCGTTTAATTCTTTTTTTTCTTTCTTAAATGTATTTACTAGATAATTGAATATAACTAAAATTGATATAATTAAAGTCATAGAGCCAATAGCAAATATAAGTCCGTGTGTTAGATCAAACATATTATTTTAAATATAATGGACCAGTCCATTGAATTGGGTAATTACCAGATAGTACATTACCTCTTGGTTGATTAAGAGCAGGTGCATTGTAACCAGCGGCTTTTAATATATCACCTTTTTTAAAGTGTTTAAAATCTTCTTTTACAATAAAACAAAATACGCCGTTTTCTTGTACAACTTTAATATATTTCTTTCCTTGAGAAACTTTAGTATTAGAATCCCATTTGCCAGTTTGTTCTAACGCCCAACCAGTTAATTCTTTTTTACCATAACTAGTTGACATTGCAACATAGTCAGCTTTTGCACCAGCCATCATAAACTTAATGCCTTCTTCAAGTGTTTTACATTTTTGTGATACTTTAATCATAATGTTTTATCCTTATTGTTGTAGTTTTAGTTTGTAGTTATTGATAATTTTATTAATAGCATTTTTCATATTAATATCAATCATACTTAAAAGAGTATTATCAACTTCTATTTCTTCTTTGATCTTTTTGTTGATCTTGTTAATTTGACTATAAGCAATGTTTCTTACAATCGTCATATTATTATTTGTTGTGTTTTTGTTTATCATATACTAACTAGCTTATCGGAAAACAACGCAAAAGTCAAGCATAAAACCAATAAAAAAACCCTTGTAAATCAAGACTTATTGACATACAAGGGTTTCTAAATAAGAACAAAACGTGAACAAAGATTATTTTTTCATAAAATTATCGTTCCAGTTAAATGCTTCCTTAACTAGATTCGCTGTAAAACCTTTGTACTTATTATTTACTTTTTTGTTTACAACTGCAACTAGGAATTCAGCTTCTTCTGCTGATAGACCTTCTAGCATTTGAACAAATGTCATTTCTCTTTTGTTTTGTGTTATGGTATTATCACCACCTTTTGTGAAAAGATATAATCTTTTTGCTTCTTGACTCAATAAAGTATGATCTGTACCTATTGGAGCGTCATTAGGTGTATATGGCACATTACCTTTTGGTAATAACCATTCTATATTAGGATCAAATGCACCTTTTAAAACCATTCTTAAAGATACTGAATCGTGATCTTGTAATACTTTTAATTTTCTAGGTTTATCTTTTGCATTATTGACTTTTGTAGCAATCTCACTCATTAAAGGTGGTACAGCTCTACCTGCGTCTTGTAGTGCCTGCATACCTCTTTTACTTGCTAGTGCTGGGTGTGATACAGGTTGTTGTAATTGTTCGTTTTGTGTTTGTGTTTGTTGTCTTACCATATCTGGATTTGCAATAGATCCATCTGGATTTCTTCTAATTATAACCATTTTTTTTCTCCTTAACAGTTCTTTCGAGTCTAAAATTCATCTATTGACTCAATTAAAGTTTTAAGTTTTTTGTTTATAAAATAACCTAGAATTTTATCTCTAGTTGCTACTTCAAAATTTTCAAACTCACGATTTATCTTGTCTTCTAATTCTTTAGGAATACAATTTAAATCTATTAATGTTTTATTTCTATCGTAGTTCTTTTGTTCTTCTTCATTAAAGGTAGGTACGATCTCATTGCACCATGCCTCTATCTTCTTTTTACTTAAAGGTCTTTGTCTTCTACCTTCAATAAAAACATTGTCGTCTGATAGCACGTTTGGTATACCATCGCTTCTATCACCTTTTAATATATGCTCTCTAATATATAGACTTGGGTTTTCACCTTGACCTACAAATTTATTAAGCACAGGATTATACTGTTTTATTCTATCATTATGTAATTGTATAAAGTCTTTATCACCTGACAGTATAAGTACCTTTTCATTAGTTCTTCTGCATAGGACAGCAATAATATCATCTGCCTCTACTGTTTCTACCTCTATAACTTTGTAAGGTAAAAATTGTTTAATTTCATTTTTAACTTTAGATAATAAATCAAATATCATTGTCCAGTCATGTTCAGACTTTTCTCTATTTGCTTTTCTACCTGCCTTGTAGTTAGGAAATGCTTGTCTTCTCCATACATTACCACTATCACAAGCAATAACCATCTGACCATATTCTTTTCTAAACTTCTTATTATGGCCTCGTAAACTATTTAGTACCATGTGTCGTATCAAGTCTTCACCTAATTCTAGGTTATCTCTATGTATCGTAACCATTAGGTTAGAAATCATTATCTGGTTTATATCAACGATAATCATACTATATTATAACACATTTCAATCTATTTGTCAACCTTTGGTTTAGTCACGAATACCTTACTATAATTCATATCAGTAACTTGTTTACCGTTAGGAAGTTTAGATATTTTAGAAATGGCATCTGTTATGGTTTGCATTGGATGTTTCTGACCAAAATCTCTTTTCAATAAACTCTTAATACTTTCAATTACAACTGATAAATCTCTTAAAAAAGATTCATTTTTCATTGTGACAGCGTTTTCTTGTAGAACATGAATTAAATCTAAAGTAAATTCTTCAACTAATTGTTCTATAAAGATATTTTCTTTTATTTTTTTAGCTTCTGCTTCACTTTGTTTATTTGCTAAATCTGTTTTAGGTTTCCTTACCTTGTGGGTAGGAAACTTTATAAGATTATTCACTATTTTCTTTTTCGTTTCTCTAGTTCTCGGTGTATCCATTTTACTGCTTGATATGATGTAGGTGCTCTGTTAATCATTCCTCTAATTTTCTTATGCACCATAGGGTTCACGTCTTCTCCATGTTTATTGTTATCTACTACTATAAAATTTCTTGAGCCAAATATTCGTTGTAGTCTTCCCATATTTTTTTGAATTTGTTTATGACTATTAATTACAATTGCGTCTGGTAATACTCTAGGTCTACTCTTATTTCTCTCTAGGGCGACTTCTAAAGTTGTGTTTACAAATACCATATGTATATCATAACCTATTGCTCTTAAATTCTGTGCCTGTTGTTGTATCTTTTCAACATCCCTTGCAGTACTGTCTATAATAATTCCTAATCTACCTTCAAGAGCCAGACCTAATTGCATACCTGCAATCTGTTTCGATTTTGATCTAATCTTATCTCTTTTGATGATTTGTTTTTCGTCATGAGCAGCAAAGTCTAGTGTCATCTTTTCTTTTTTTAATTTACTCTCAAAAGCAGCGTCACTATTAATTACTTTCAATCCCATACCTGACAATGCACTCTTTGATACAAATGATTTACCTGACCCAGGTCCACCTGCTAAAAAGAAAGCTTTGAATATAGAAGGATCATAGACACCTTCTGTTATGTATTGTTGAAATTTTCTCATACTACTATTTATGCGTAATTAAGTTAATAGGTTTATCAATTGGCATACCTGTTCTATTGAACCATCTATTGTCTGCTGTCTTATGTACAAATGATAGAGTACCGTCTTCTAGTTTAATTGATTTCTTTTCAATTCGACCTATGTATGTAGTACCGTTTTTCTGTATAAGAGTCAATGACTTATGAAGATTTTGATATATTCTATCAAAGGCAACAAACTTCGTATCGCTACCATCTTTATATATTTTATTAGTTTCGGGTATAGTATTAGACAATTTCGCCCTTGAAATTAACTTTACCTTTTTCTACAAAGTATTCTACTAATTGATTGTAACCACCTATAAGTTCACCATCTATCTTTATCTGTGGCATAGTTCTAACTTGTTTACCTACTGCCTCATATAATTCTTCAGGTGAATTGAAGTCTTTACCGAACATCTTTTCCTCATAAGTCAACCCAAGGCCTTTAACCAAGGCCTTTGATTTAACACAAAAAGTACAATTTGGTTTACTGTATATTGTTATTGTCATATTTTTTACTCTACTGTTGGTATCCCATCTGGATTAGTAATTATTACTTTATCGATAGCATTTTTAGCAAGTGTATCTACATCAACTTTGTTAGCATTTTTAGCGATGTATTCAGCAAGATAGTTAGCGTCACCTACACCCATTTTTAAACCAATATAAACTCTATATTCGCCATCTGGTGTTTCGTAAACTGCCTTCTCCCAAGATTCATAACCTTGAATCATTGTTTCCTTAACTACATTAACAATCACTTCTTCAACTTTAGATACAACTTCTTTATTACCTTCTTGACCTATTTCAGTAATATACAAGTCTGTTCTCTTGTTCATCTGACCTTCTAATTTGTCAGCAAGTTCAGCCTTTGCAATCATCATTGCCTTCTCAATTGCTAATTGTAAATCAGGACTTGATCCTTGACCTACTGCATAAACAAAAAGATCAGCATTTCTATTGAATACAAATCCTTTGTCAATTTTAGCGTCAATATACCATTGTGGTACTTGATTTAACACTCTTCCTTCTTCTTTTGCTTCTTGTTTTACTTTGTAGTTTGTGCTAGCACAATTTGTCAAAGTCAAAGCAAGTAAAGCGATTATTATAGTCTTCATCATATATTTATTTACTCCTTAACTTTCGTTATTATTTCGTGAGTTACCTCAATGACTTTTGCAAGATCAACGATCTCGGTAAAAGCACTCCATTGTGTTGTAATAATCACAATAGCAGCAATCCACAGTATTAATTTAAACATTACTGTTTCTCCCAAACACCATTTTCACTTAAACAAAGCATCCCAGGTGTTTTAAAAGGATGATTTGGTCTAGCATATGGTC